CATGTCCATATTCAGATTTCCTTCTCTCTGTGTTCGCTGGCGGACCGTTCCGCCTAGGGATAGGCACGAGCAAATAAAATCAACGCGTCATTTTCTTTATCCACTGTTCTGCTTTGTCGCGACTGCCGAATCTGGCATGCACTGCGCCATTGTGTAAGACTTCGACGCAATCACTGGCCTGTTGTATCGTCAAGACTGGAGTTTGATATCGGTCATGACTGTAGAGTACCCGCCAGTCTGATGTGCGAAGAATGCGAATAATGCAATGGTCGAGTAAGCGCGATCCGCCTAAACTACGCGAGTTGTGAACCAATAACGGTATTTGCACCGGACCCGTTGACCGTCCAATGTACCCTTCCACGTCCCATTCTTCCAGCCAGTCAACCCCCGTGGCCGTGTCGCCAAGGCGGATACGTAATCGTGTTCGGGATAATCTTGCATGCTCCAACACACGAATAACTTCTTTCGGTGTGTCGGGACAATAGGTTGTCCCGTTAATGACAGATGTCATGGTGTTGATCACGGTGTTAGTCATGGTGTGAACCTCCGGCTATTGAATGTTCGACCCCGCATGTGCATTCCATCTCGGGATTTGAGCGACGTTGGCGGGCTCGGCGTGTCAATACGCGACGGGACACGCGACGAAGCTTACGGGCGCAGAAGTGTCCCTCACCTACCCATACGATCTCGAAGCCCCGGGCGCGAGCTTTGTTGTAAAGACGCAAATCGCGGGCGCGGAGCACAACGGTATAGGCTCGCCAGTACGTTTTTCTATCCCGGCCTGCATCGTACGTAATATAGTCCATGAACTGGATCATCATTGACCTCCACGGTGTTATAGGTTCAGTCTCGTCACGCAATCAAGCGCCTCTTCCGCCAAACTGGCCATCTGGGCTTTGGTGAGATACGCCACGTGTCCGGCCCGGTTGTTGCCTGCATCTCTGATTGATTGCAGAATGTCCACGAGGCGCCGCACGGCGTCTTTACATTCCGATCCCGAAAGCATGTTGTAGCACGAGAATACGGTTTTCATTCCAAGCTCCTTATATCTGAGAGAAGTGTAGCATGCAAACGTTCTGGCGTCAAGGCATATTAGACAGAAACTGACAAGAATTATTAGACTGACGAACGATTTGCGGGCGACGCGAAAGTGAGTTTATAAAAATGTTTGGTGGTGTCAAGGGCAAAAATAGCGAAAAATCATATGGAGGACGTTGGATGCCAAATGGGTATTAGACATGACAAAGTTAGACGTTTTGCCAGTCTAATGCTCGTCAGTCTAATAGGCTGGTTACGGTAAGTAGTTGATAATGCAGTAGATAGAGAGGCATATTAGACGCCAACGACAAGTAAACTTTTCCCTATTGAACGGGGGTATGGAGATTTTCTGTCTTTCATATATAGGTTATAGACATGGGTAAATACGGAAAATGCGCCTATAAAACCACGATAGGAAAAACGCATGCTTAGTCAGGACATATTAGACACGGAAAATGAGCGTAAATGCTCGTGGGGTAAGGAGTTATGAAGGGAAGACGGGTATTAGACATGTGTCTAATGAGCGATAAGTCATTAATACGTAAGGCTTTAATGCAAGGTTAATAGGCTGACTAATGTCTAACGTCCGATAGCTAAAGGTCCGATAGCTTGTGGTGGAAGTGCTATTCTGGTTATGCGGACATCACGCGAGCCCAGTCAATGGCCGCGCAAATGCAAAAAGCAATCAAGCCAGTCTATAACCTGATTGCTTTTTGGTACGCGTTATTGTGGTGTTATGCCTTAGTGCTCCGCAATAGGCACATCCTTCGTCGCCAGCACGCGTAGAAGTGATGATAGCATGTTCTCCAAGTGCACCACTGGTTCCGGCGCTTCTTTGTGTTGTTGCCAATACCGGAACGTTTTTACGATGTGCTCGATTGCATGGCCAATATCCTCCGCTTTCGCCTTGGCCGCTTGTTGCGTCAAGGCGATTTCCAATTCGGCGCTTTCGGATAACTCTTCAAAGAAGCTTGCCATGATTGTTGTTCCTCTTACGGACGATCTAACGTCACTTTACCATCGATTTCTAGATACACACAGTCCTGATTACGATCACGCGCCACTAAACTGGCCAACGCATGAAGCGCATCGATTGATCTCGTAACCCTTGGACACGGTCCGTCCGGCGTGTCTATATAGATGTCGAAAACCGTGACTGGTTCGACGATCAAGACGCCGTCGTTATCAATCCATCCTCCAGTCGCTGGCGATGCCGTAAAACCGCCCGCAATTCCGGCAATTCGATTGCCATACGCCACAACTGCTGATTGCCCACGCCTATTCTCCGGAACGATAATCTTCGCATGCATCTGACTTCTCCATACTGGGAACGTCACCGATTTGACGTCATAAGAACTATAGGCAATAGCTTGTGTAAACGCAAGTACATTCCGACGAAGGGACAGGAATATTTCGCGCAGCGTCGCAAGGGCTCATGCGATCAAGTGGTAGCCAGGTGCATGTCTTCACGTGTACACGTGTAGGCCGTCTTCATGTGTACACATGTAGGCCCCCCGGTATGACATCCCCGTCGCACCCCGTCGCCCCCTGAATCCCATATCAGGACCCCCACGCGGCGCAATTTCAGACTACGTCGTGTGATGCGTGTAAACATCCCTTGTAAACGGGTCCAGTTTCTCGTTGACGGCCCCCGGTCTCTCGGATATCATGAATGTATCGGGTGACACCCCTGGGACGCCGGGAGTGGCGCGTACTCAGGTGCCTCCGGGTGTCGCCGGTCAAAAGGTGGCAAATGGAAGATAAAGGCGATCCAATTCATGGTGAAGTGGTCAGTGCAAATGCATCGGGCGGCGTGGCGGCGAAACTCTATTCCGCAGGCACCGCGACCGAACGGACTCTTGCCACGACCGAATACTTGGAAATCACCGACATCATATTCGACTGCGAAACAGGCGGCACCTACGCCTTTGTAGCGGATAGCGACGCCGTGGGCCGACGAATCGCGAAGGGCGAAGCTGCGGCCAATACACAGGTGATTGTCAACTTCTCCAGCCCATTCGTCTGCCCCAAGGGCGTAACGCCCAAGTTGATCGCTGATGCGGGCAACGTCGCCCTGCTGTTCCAGGGCCGCATCCGGACGATGTAAATGCGGGTGCGATTGGCCGGAAAGACATGGACGATACGGACAAGCACTAGGATCAAGAAGAACTTCGGCTGGTGCGATGATGTAATTCGCCTGATAACTCTGCGGGCGGATCAGACGCCTCACCAGCGTATGGACACCCTAGTGCATGAGGTCATACACGCGGTGCAGCCAAAGATGCGGCACCCGGAAGTATATAAGCTGGCCGCGAGCGTCGCCCGCGTGCTATGGAAAGACGGATGGCGCCGAACGCAAAAATGAGAGTCCCGACTGGGGCGATCCTGAGCAAGTACCTACGGGCACTGGCCATGGACATCCACACTGTGGACGACGACGGCAAGCCGGTCAACAAAGCGGCAGTCCTCGCGAAGCTGGTGTGGCAGTATGCCCTGGGCTTCGAGGAACGGGACCCAGATGATCCCAACAAAATGACGCCGCATAAGCCTGCGACATGGGCCATCGAACTTCTGTTCAATCGCATCGAGGGCAAGATACCGCTCGCGGTGGTGGAAGATCAGGGACGTTCTCTTGCCGAGAAGGTGTCCGACCTGGGTAAAGCCAGGGCGAATGCGCTCGCGAACGATGTCGTGGCGCGGGAGAACGCGGAATTGGGCGGGGACAACGAGGATACCGACGATGACAGTTGATGCAGCAGTCATCCCACCGGTTCTTGCAACTCCGTTTCCAAATACGCCGCGTATTTGGACAGACCCTATCACGGGCCTCCAGGTGCCAAAGGACTATAACGAAAATTTAGCCTATCGGGCACGGCTGCTCGCGGATGCGGAAGAGGACGCCGGGTTCCAGGACGACCTGATTGCCGCCTGCCGGTCGTCCGTGTTGTTCTGGGCCAATGCGTTCGTGTTTACGGCCAAGCTTCGCGAGGTGGACGGCGAGGGCCACCAGCGACAGACCGACACGGTGCATACGCCATATATTACGTGGGATATCCAGGACCGGCATATCCGGGAGATCGAAACGGCCATCGAGAAGGGCTACGATCTGGCCACGGATAAAAGCCGCGACATGGGGGCCAGTTGGGATCACATCCTGGTCATCGAGCACCAGTTTCTCTTTCGGCCAGACTGCTGGTTCCTGGAGATCAGCCGTACGGAAGAGTACGTGGATCGTTCGGATAATCCGAAGTCGCTCTTCTGGAAACATAGGTATATTCGAAAATGGCTTCCGTCGTGGATGGTGCCTCCCATTACCGACGTGACGATGCATTTCTCGAACCTCGCGAATGGCTCCAAGATTGACGGGGAGTCTGCGAACGCAAACGCGGCGTCTGGCGACCGGCGTCGGGCGATCTTGCTCGACGAGTTCGCGAAGGTGGAGCAGGGAACGAAAATCCGATGGGCCACGTCCGATGTGTCGTCCTGTCGTCTGGTGAATTCTACGCCTGCGGGTCCGGGCACTGAGTACAGCAAATGGCTCAAATCAGGCCAGATTAAGGTCTTTCCGCTGCCATGGTGGGAGCACCCTGAGAAGGGTCGAGGCCGCTATTGCGTGCAGGATGAGATCACAAAGGTCTGGAAGATTCGCTCGCCGTGGTACGACCAGGAGACACAGCGGCGATCCCCGCAAGAAGTCGCCCAGGAAATAGATATGGACCACGTCGGGTCCGGCGCCACATTCTTTGACGCTGCCCCGATCAATCAGCATCGTGCGTTATTCGCCTGCGAGCCGACGTTCACGCGACACTTCGATTTCCTAAAGAATGTGGCGCAGGACGCGATACCCGGCATTATAATGCGTCGCCAGCTAAATCAGGTTCTTGTACGGCCTAAAGGATCGTGGCGATTCTGGACTACGGATCGTAGCAATCGTCCCGACCAGACACGTACATATCTCTTTGGTGTTGATATCTCGAAAGGGCAAGGGGCCAGCAATTCTGTGGTCTCGGTCCTGTGCGCCGAGACGAGGGAGAAGATTGCGGAGTTTGCCGACGCTAATATTCCGCCTTACGATCTCGCGCGTATGGTGGCTGCTGCCGCCATCTGGTTTGGAGGCGCAACTCAGGGCGGAAAGCCTCTCGTAATCTGGGAAGCTAACGGACCGGGATGGGACTTTGGGCGGCAGTTCGTAAAAGTCTTCCAATATCCGCATTTCTACGTGGATAAGGCCAGCGGCACTCTTAGCGAGAAGCAGTCCAAACGCTACGGATGGCATTCATCCCGCGAGAAGAAAGAACAGCTACTTGGGCTCCTACGTCGGGCGTATGCTCATGGTGGTCTCATTAATCACTCCGATCAGTCGCTAGATGAGGCATTGAGCTATGTCCACTACGACGATGGCGGCATTGGCCCCGCCATGCTCGTCAAAGAGTCGGAGTCCGCTCGACGTTGCCACGGTGATCGTGTGATCGCCGACGCATTGACTCTGTTAGGCGTGGAGGGCGTTCCAAAGGGTCGCGAGGCAGGTCACGCGCCGCCTGTCAATAGCACGGGCTACCGGCGGCGAATGGCTCTGTCGAAACGTCGCGTCAATCGGGTGCAATGGGGTGCGCGTGTGTCTCTGTCGAGTGGCACACCTGAACTGACAATCGGAGGCGAGAGATGCCGAATGAAGTAACAATTCGAAAAATGTACCAGGCAGTGAAGCTCGGCGAAGATCGTCTGCGCAATTTTCGCGCCGCGAGACTTCTGTTTCTCCGGCAGTATAGTGGACAGTGGTACGATCGTGAAACAGCCGTGATTGGTAATGAGCCGCTGAACATGATATTCGGGGCGATCTCCACAATTGTGCCGAATCTGGTCTCCAATTTCCCAAAAACGGTCGTGACATCGAAGTTTCTGACCTACCGGGGCTACGCCGAGTTACTTGGCTTGGGGCTGGACTATCTCGCTAAGGAGGTCGATTTACGTACGGAGTTACGCCGATGGGTCGTTGATTCGCTCTTCACCGTGGGGATCATGAAGGTTGGGACTGCGACTTCCGGCAACTTGATGACGTTCAGCGACGACATCCTTATTGATCCCGGTCGTCCGTTCGCGCGTGTGGTTGATTTTGATGACTTCATCCTTGATCCCGCTTGTCGTCGTATCGAAGAGGCAGCATTTGTCGGCCACCGCGTTCGGGTGCCACGGCAGATGTTGTTGGACTCAGGGCTGTACAAGAATGATCTCGTGATGAAACTCCCGCAGGCCGGACTTGATCCAGCGCAACGAGACACGGTCGAGCAACTCTCTCAGACCGAGACACGCGGCGACGAGATCGCGAGCATTCAAGACATGGTGGACGTTCGAGAAATCTGGGTGCCATCGGCTCAGGCAGTGGTGACGCTACCTGCGGGGACCACTATCTTCGATGAATACCTGCGCATCGCCGATTACGATGGGCCAGATGATGGCATGTTTACGTATCTATCTATGACGCCACCGCTCCCTAATAATCCTATGCCGATTGCCCCAGTAGGCATCTGGTACGACCTTCATGTCGCGGCGAATAAGATGTGCCGCAAAATCATGGAGCAGGCCGACCGGCAGAAGGATATCTTGGGATACCGTCCCTCTGCCGCTGACGACGCCCAGGAGATCGTAGACGCGGGCGATGGCGAAGCGATTCAACTGACAGACCCTGAAGGGGCGAAAGTTTTCTCGTTTGGCGGGCAGCAGAGATCCAACGAGGGGCACCTGGCCCAACTAGCGCACTGGTTTAATCTGGCGTCAGGAAACACCGAGCAGCTTGCGGGAGTTCGCTCTGACGCCAACACTGCGACGCAAGCGAATATTCTGCAAGGCAATGCCGCCGTACGAGTGGAAGACATGCGAGATATCGTCTATCTGGCGACCCGTAGTGTTATGCGGAAGCTGGCGTGGCACCTCCATACCGATCCGCTGATCTCTCTGCCGCTTGTTAAGCAGAAGCCCGAGCCTGCACAGATCGTAATCGGTCCGACGGGGCCAATGCAGATTCCTGCAAGGATCGTTGAAGAACAGGTTCTTCTGACGCCGGAAGTTCGGCAGGGCGATTTTCTCGATTTCCATTTCGAGATCGAATCGAAGTCCATGAGTCGGATGGACCCTGCCGTGCGACTAGAGAAGGCAATGCTGTTCGCCGGAAAGATTCTGCCAGCGGCAGCCCAGGCGGCGATGGTTTGTCAACAGATGGGTGTCCCATTTTCGTTTTCCAAATTCGTTCAGCGGATGGCGAAAGAGCTTGACATCGAATGGATGGATGAGTGTTTCTACGATCCTGAGTTTCAGATGCAGGCGCAGCAGATGCTGCAACGTTCTCCGCAGCCCGATGGCAACGCTCGACGAGAGACGGGGGCGGTGCCGGGTATGGGCGGCTTGGGGGCGATTATGCAGAATGGTGGTCCGGCGAATGCGATGGGCGAGATGCCTGCGAGCGGGCCAGAGGGAGCGTCGTCAGAGACTTTGGCGGCTGCGCAGCCTGCACAGCCCTTTGGAGGACTGGGACTATGAGAGGACTTGCAATGAAATCGGACACGGAATGGGAAGCAGAGGAAGACGCCCGAGTTTTGTCTCGATCGCAAGAGGTGCGTAACGACGCCAAACGATACAAGAGGGCCATGACATTGCTGCAAAAACAAGCGGCGACTGCCTCAAAGGCCGTGACTTTGGAGCAGAAAGTGAAGCAGGGTTTGAAGACCCTCGTTCAGTAAAGGAGTTGTCGTGCCTGTATACGATCATGTGTGTTCGTGCGGCCAGACAATTACGGAATACCGTCCCCTGAGCGCGTGGGACCATCTGCCTCTCTGCCCAGTATGCGGCACTCCAATGCCTCAACAATTTGGGCCGCGAGCTATACGCGCAACGTACGCCCGGCCAATTCGATTGGAGTCGATGGGTTTTCTGGCCGACCCTGAGGACGTGGCCGAACATCGACGCCGGTTCCCGGAGATTGATCTGGAGTTTCACGAGGGGTCGGCTATTCCTGTTGTTCGTTCTCTCGGGCAGAAACGGCGATACCTGAAAGCGGCAGGATGGGCGGATGTGAAAAGTTTTACTTGACAGATGAATTGGCCATCTTGGATAATATAGGTAGCAGTCTCCTACCCTCGCTCTTAAGCGAGCAGCAGACACAAAGGAAAGTTTCATGGAAAACAACGGACCAGTCGAAGATGCAAAGCCCGCAGTAGCACCATTGGATGATCCGGCTTTGGTGGACAAGGTGCAGTCACGCCTTGACGCCTTGGGCGATATCGGATCTGACGTGGTGCCTGCGGTCGATCCTTCCGATCCAGCGACGCCTGATCCCGTTGTCGAGGATGTCAAGCCCTCCGATGACAATGCTCTGCCTGCTGATCCCACACCGGCGACCGCGCCGGATACGTCTGCATCTGAAGCAGCCCCTAAAGGGTCTACCCTTCCGGCAGCGTATTTCAGATCGGCCAAGGCCCGAGGATGGACCGACGAGGAAATTGCATCGTTCGTCGAAAGTAATCCTGAGTTGGCGCTCAAGACAATGGAACGGATTCATCAGTCTCGAACGCAAGAGATCGCGGAGTGGGCAGAGTTGGGTCGTCGCACTCGCTCAGGCCAGACTCCGGCTGCTCCGGCTGCTCCGGCTGCTCCGGCTGCTCCGGCTGCTCCGGCTGCTCCGGCTGCTCCGGCTGCTCCGGCTGCTCCGGCTGCTCCGGCGTTAAAGCCCATTGATACGGACGCTCTTGCGCAACTCTACGGGAACAAAGAGTTGATCGACGCCATCGCGGGACCTCTTAACGCAGCGATTCATGCGTTGACTCCGCTGGTGGACAGCGCGGCATCTGCACAGCAGCAGGCTCGACAGGTACAGCAAGAGGCATTGGGCAAAGTGGTCACAGAATTCTTCGCGTCAGACGACCTCAAGCCTTATGTCGAAGTCTATGGTAAGAGTCTGACCGGAGCGACGCCCGCACAGATCGAGATGCGGAGCAAGATGCTGGAGACGGCGGATGCGTTGATTGCTGGTGCGTCGTTTCAAGGTCGGATGCTGTCAGTGCAGGATGCGTTACTGCTGGCCCATGATTCCGTTACGAGTGGGATCAAAGAGTCAGTCATCCGTGAGAATCTTCGTAAATCGGTCGCCAAACGGGCCGCAGGGGTCACGCTTGTGCCTACGGCTACTGGACGGCCAGGCGAGGGTGGGCCACCTCGTGACCGACGTGAACTCGTGACTCGTACTGAAGACCGGCTGGCGAATGCTTTCAAATAACATGGAGATAGAAACATGGGAATTGACAATGATAAACTGGGCGATCTGATCGCCACAACTCTGAAAGACCTGCCCAGGCAAGAGTTTGAAGTAGCTTGGGACAACGTGGACTACGAATTCTGCCGTATTTATCAGAATCAGCGGATTCAGATCGACGGCGGAACGAGCATCCAGCGGAATGTGATGCTTGACCACAGCGGCAACGCAAGCTACCGCCGGTTGTTCGACACCGACCAACCGAAGGTCGCGAACGTGCAGAAGCAAATCGACGTGCCATGGACTCAGATCGGCACGAACTACTCATGGGACGTGCTGGAAATCCTGCGCAACCGTAATAGTGCAAAGGGTTTCATCAATCTCATGGAATCGCGGCGCACCGATGGTCTGTGGGCATTGGCGGAACTGATCGAGGAACGTGCCTGGAAGACTCCCACCAATGTGACAGACAAGCTGTTCCCGTACGGCGTGCCGTACTACCTCAACATGCTGGCGGCAGGTTCGACGACTGCCGGATTCAACGGTCAGACCATCCGCTACCAGGACGGCACAACCGGAACTGTCTGTGCGGGCATCGACGCGGCGGTCGAGGACAAATGGCGGAACTACGCCGCGACGTACGTTAAGGTGGACAACGCCCTGTTACGGGCGCTCCGCAAGGCGTTCCTCGCGACCCGTTTCCGTCCACCGCTGTTTGTCAAGTCTCCCGGTCGGGATAACGAAGTCGGCACACGTCGTATGTACGCCAACCTCGATACCAATGTCGAGTTGCAGGACTTGGCCGACAAGCGGGACGATGCCACACAGCCGAAGGACCTTGCGGGCAAGGCCCTGGTGGACGTTGAAGGAACGGTTTACTTCAACCGAGTTCCTGTGCAGTACATCCCTCAGTTGGATGGCGTGGACTACAACCCCATCTACACGGTGGACTTCAAGAAATTCATCCCGTACGTCCAAGATGGATATTGGATGGAGGAAAGCAAGCCTATGACGGATCGACTCCAGCACACCACATTCACGGTGTACCTGGACGGCAGTCACAACAACCTGTGCCTCAATCGACGCACTGCCGGGTTTGTGCTCCACAACCCAATTCCGGCCTAAAGGAGACAACAACATGACACGTGGAATTGCAAACGTTGACTATATTCGGCAGGGCAGCGAGGTCACGGTGTCCGATGCGCCGAACTGGGGCTTCCTGTTCCAGTCATCCCCGATTCGTGACCCCAAGTGGAATATCGGCGACCGAGTCGTTTTGCCTGATGGTCGAGTGTTCCGCTACTGCAAGGCGTCGGATACCATTGCCGCGACGAGTCTCGCGGTCTCGTTCTCGGCAGCGGTGAAGGTTGCGTACGAGGCATTCGCGGCTGCCTCTGCCGCAGGTGACACAAAGGTTCACATCAACCAGGCCGGTATCGTCGCGGATGAACTTCGCGGCGGCTATCTGGTGTACAATCACGACAGTTTCACGCCGGTGTTCGCTGGAATCATCGGCAACTCCGCGTCCGATGGCAGCAACAACGTCGAGGTCTACCTGGATCGCGCACTGCCTGCGGCGGTAACGACCGCTATGTCGTTTGAGATTCTGTCGAACCCGTACGCCGCCGTGGACCAGACCAGCACCGATGGCAAGAGGTCGTTCGCGGGAGTTCCCGCCACGACTGCTGCTCGCGGATCGTACCTGTGGGTGCAGACCTGGGGACCGATCTGGATGGCTCCCCAGGCTGGCGTTGCCGCAGCGGCCTACGTTCGAGAGGTCTACTTCCGGCACGACGGATCGCTGGATATTCGGGCCAATATCGGCACTTTTGTGTCCGATCAGCGAGCCGGTTTCGTCATGGACCAGAGCGACGCTGGACAAGGGCCTCCGCTTGTGATGCTGCAAGTCAGCATCTAAAAACATGGAATGCTCACTGGGCTAACTCCAGTGGGCATTCTTCGGGGCCGTGAGATAAGCCCACGGCCTCGAAGAATGTCAAAGGTGAACATATGACCGAGCCCACTGCTGCATTGACGTTTCAGGACCTGATCCTGAATGTCGCGGAGCGACTCGGCGTTGCATATTACGGCCCCGCAGGCAATCAGGCTGCGCAGATTCCTGATGCTACAACGATGCCGTACGAACTGGATCGCTGCAAACGGTTCGTTCAGGACGGCATACGTATGTTTATCAATGATGCGCCTACACGTGGATGGCGATGGCAGCGGCCCTCCGAGAGTATCGTACTGTGGGCGGATGTGGCGGAAGACGCGGACGTGACCGTCACAGGTATCGAGAATGCCGGTATCACGACGCTGACGGCTACAGGTGGCACGCCATTTTATCCCTCGATGGAGGGAGCCACGATCTCCATTGATGGCATTGGTGACTTCGTGATTTTGGCGTATATATCGTCCACAGTCGTCACTGTGACCGGTGACGCCACGTGCGCTGGGAACATGTTTTCGATCGCGAGCAATGGTACATTCGCTCTGCCATCTAATTTCGACGGCGAGGTCGCCGGGGATATCACGTTTGCTCCTGGTAGTAATCTCGGAACATCCATCGTGTGGGTGCCAGAATTGGCCACACGACGATTTCGCGAGAACTGGCATGATACTACGGGAACGCCGCATTCAGCGGCTGTACAACGTCGCAGCAACTCTCGCCGGTGGGATTTGGTTGTGTACCCAACTCCAGGTGAGACTGTGACTGTTGTGTTTCCGTATGTAATCTACTTTGATAAGATTGTCGATCTCACAGCGACCCATCCGGCGGGATTCGCGCATGATGAGGCCGTGAAAGCCGCCGCACTCGCGCAAGCGGAGCTTCAAGGCGAAGATGTGCTGGCAGGGTCCATGGAGTATTACCGTAAAGTGGCACTGCCGAATAGCTATCGTATCGACGACCGCGCCGCACCACGACGTATTGGGTATT